CCACCTGTAATGGTTACGCCTGTGCCACCAGATATGCTTTCTACATAATCGCCAGTGGTATCAGTTCCAAGAGTAATAGAATTAATTTGAACAACTGTATCTATGTCAACATTAGCACTACCATCAAAAGATACTGAACCAACAACATCTCCTGATAGAGATATGGTTCTTGCTGTGCTTAATACGTCAGCAGAATCTGCATTGCCTGTTAAATCACCAGTAACATTACCTGTAACATTGCCAGTTACATTACCTGTTACATTGCCTGTTAAATTACCTGTAAATACATTGGATGAGCTAATGCTTACGCCAAAAGTGATCCAAGCATCATCAGCAGCATTTCTTATTTTTAATACGCTGTTTGCTGTATCTACCCATAACTGATGGGCAAAAGTAGTTGAAGGCTCGGTAGCCCCTGAATTAACTGTGGCTATGGCTGCTAGAGCGTTGTTTAAATCAGCTCTGAAGTCAGCTCCACTTTGGTTAGCTAAATTATAATCGTGTTGTGCCATTGATTTACCTCTGTCCTATTGTATATTTAATCTGGTTGAGTTGGAAACACTACATCATCAAAATTTGTAGTTGATTGATGAGATGATGGTAAGTCTCTTAGCTCCTGTCTATATGTTGCCCATTCTGCTTTTTTTGTATCTGACAAAGGACTGTCGTTGACTTGAGTCCAGTCTGATGCAATTAATAAGTCATTTCTTTTTTGTCTAATTAATTCTGTTATTGGCTCAGTTCTGGTAACTGCTTGATTGTTTTCAATCTTATATTCTAAACCACTATAATTTCCCTCTATAGCTGACTCTCCATCATTTAGAGAAACCTGATCAATTGTTATATCAGAAGTTGTTGTTCCAATAATTTCTCCTGTGTCTGTTTTATAAATTGTATAGCTATTCATAATTAACCCATGTTATCCATCAGCACTGTCAATCCCAATGATGTATGATTGTATTTTCCATAAAAATAAACCCTAAAATATACAGTAGATTGTGAGCTGGAAAGACCTGATACAGTTCCATAATAAGTGTAAGTATAAGGTCTATAAGTGCCAGCACTCCATGAAAATGTTGCCCCATTGGGAACATCCACCCATGTAGAATTGTTGTAACTATATTGAACCCTTACTTGACCAACATCACCCAAAACACCATATAAAATACATATATATTGAGCATCATTTCTGACTTCAGTGATGGTGGTATTACCTTTGACATATGGATATGCAGTTCCTGTTGCCCCTGTTGCACTATAATAAAAACCCTTTTTCGTTAAGGGAACAGCACCCCCTGTTTGAGAGTAAATTTTAGGTGTTGTATTTGCAAAAAATTTAACATTCAAAGTATCAACATTAATTCTGTCGCCAGTAATAGTGTTACTTGCTATTTCTGTTGCAGTAATAGTTCCTGCTGCAATTTTTGCTGCTGTAACTGCATTTGCTGCCAATTCATCTGTTGCTATAGCACCTGCTGCAATTTGTGTTGCAGTAATTGTGTTAGATGCAATATCAGAAGCAACAATACTACCTGCTACGATCTTGGCTGAAGTAACCGAGTTTGCAGCCAGTTCGTTTGCTGTTATAGCGTTAGAAGCAATGTTGTTTGCAGTGATAGTATCTGTTGCTATTTGTGTGGCTGTGATCTCTCCTGCACCTATTTTTGCTGCTGTAATTGCACCAGTGGCAATCTTTGCTGTCGTTATTGCACTACTGGCTATTTCAGTGGCTGTAATTGTTCCTGCCACAATTTGAGTTGCTGTAACTGAATTGGCTGCAATGGAATCTTGATTAACAGCATCTGTGGCTATTAAAGCATTAGTTACAGCATCATTGGCTATCTTTGCAGTGGTAACAGCATCAGCAGCTATTTGTGCTGAGGTAATTGCATTGTCTGCAATTTTTGCTGAAGTAACAGCATCAACACCGAGCTTTTGCTCTGTAATAGCACCAGCAGCAATAACATCTCCTTGTATTGCATTTACTGCTATTTTGGCATTTGTTACAGCATCAGCAGCTAGTTTTAGTTCTGTGATTAAAGAATCTTGTAAATCATTGGTTGCAACTGGCTGATCTGCAACACTAAAAGTTAATGTGGCTGGTGATGATTCAACTCCAAGAGTGTTGATTGAGCTAACGCTGGCAACATAATTTGAACCCACTGGAATAAAACCAAGATCACAAAATTCAGTATCAACAATTTTATTTGTAAGTTCATTGCTTGAGCTATCTACTACATTAATTCTATATTCATGGTCTGGAAAATCTGTGGGCTCATCCCAAGAAAGAAAAGGTCTATTTGTGGAGCTAGAATCAGTATCAGTAAAAGATAAGCCTGTGGGTGCTTTTACAGCAAAAGCTGAGGGCAGATTAGATAGTTCTTCTACTGGTTCTTGGGGTGGAACTTCCCATGTATAAACATCAAAGTATTCTATTAGACTAACTGCAACCAAACCATTTGACTGAAGCTCTAAGGCTTCGACCCTGCATATCTTTCCATTAAAACCTAATCCTGCATAAGTAAGATCAACGATGTCTCCAACGTTGAGCTTATACATCTCAGGAGTGCCTAAAAACTGAATTGTGGTCTGATTCCTACTTCTGGTTAAAATAGCCTTTGCCATGTTATAGGCAATGTAAGGATCAGAGACATAAGGAAACTCTGCTTTAACTTCTAAGACTTCACCACCATCATCAGATGTATAATCAGGGGTTGCATCATGCAAAACTGTGGCTGTGTCTAGCTCATACTTTTTGTTGGCGTTAAAAAATTCAACAATAACCTTATTTGCCTTCTTGTCTTTATTGCCATAATCTACTGATATGCCAGAATCAGAAATAATGTGATCATCGGTAATACTAAATGTTGATGAGCCTGTATCTTCAATAGATAGCTCATACTTGCCATCTATATAAAGAAAAATTCCTCGCATATTGGCAAGCAACTCTTTGGCATTATCCATAACATTCTTATTAGCATCTAAGTAACCATTGCAATGAAATCTTTTAACCTTTAGTAAAGACGCGCCACTTTGAGATGAGTAAGTAGAGCCAAGAGTATTATTAAAATAAACAGAATATGCTTCACTGGCATCATAAAATTGTGTTCTTTGTATATCTTTTATTTCAGCACCATCTAAAACAAGATTGCTAGAACTATCTTCTAAGTCTATTACCTCACCAATTTTATTCTGCCACCAAATAGAATTTGCACCAGTTCCAGTTATGTTAATAAAATCATCTCCAGATGTTCCTTCCCATGTAACGCTTTGGGCTGACCCATTGAAATAGGGCTGATCAACCAAAGTATCACAGACATTGGCAGCAGAGCTGAAAGTAGACATATTAATTTGAGACTCTGTTAAACCTTTTCCATACTCATCATTAGTTATGAAATCAAGAAAGCATAAGGCTGGGTTGTCTGAGTGCTCATAGGTAGATACAGTGCCAAATGTTTGATTTGTGTCTCTAGGATCAAAAACTTTTTTTCCTCTAACTTGCACTGTTAGCTGGGGAACTCCTTTCCACATTCCTTCTTTGTCATAACCATAGTGAGCAGCTATATAGCAAATTCCATCAAGTCTATGTGCTGAAGTCCAATTAAGCATAGATGCAACAAGCATAGGGTCTGCTGTTTGTGATGCAGCTCCATGATGCAAATTCATGACATATCTATATTTAGCAGTGGGATCAGTTCCAAAAGTACCACCAGCAAGATTTAAACTATCTGTTCCGTTTTGTGAAACTGTATTTAATGATCCTGAACCAGAAGATATTTTATCTGAACCAATATAGCCACCATCTCTAAATCTTGCGGAATCAGTTAATGGGTTGCCATCAAGTTCAATTGTTCTGCCTAAAATCTCATCACACTCGCCAACTGACAAAGCGTAAACTACATACATATCCCTAGAATCGTTATCATTGACATCCATGTAAATGATTTGTGCTCCAACCCTTCTTGTTCCATAGATAACTGGTATCTTTCCACCCATAGAGGTTTTGTTCGCCAGTATATCTTGCCCCTTATTGAGCATCTGTCTTGCTTGAAGGAATCCTTTGACTCCAACTGCAAGTGTTACAACTTGAAATACTGTAGCAATAGCTTGCAGCGTTTTGCTTGCTTCGTAAGCAGCATAGGCATCAGCAAAAAATTTAACTACTTTATCCCAGACCACTTAAGAACCCCACCTAACATCTTTTTTAACCTGACCAGCAAACTCCATACCCTTATCACCAGAGCTAAACGATTGTTGAGATTCATCAGAAAAGTGCCTGCCTTTGGTTAGATTCCAATTTGCCCAATGACTTGCAACAGTCATATTTAAAATTGACTGATCAAGAGATTCGCTTATAGAAACATTTCTTATTTGACCTGTAAAAAAATTAATAGCACCAACAATAGTTTCGTCTGAATTAAAATAAGCCAAATAAACATCAACTATTTTATCTGTAAACTCACCATCTTGAACCAATGATCTTACATCATCTGTAATATTAGAAAATCCTAAGTTAATTTCATTAACTTGTAGCTGACCTGTTTCAGTCGTTGAATCAACTGTAAGAAAAGAGCCACCAGCTTCATAGTTATTAGAATCATAAGTAATATCAGAATACCAATCAGTTAATCTAATAACTGTGGATAAATTAAGTTCAACTAAAAAAGCTGTCTTAGTGGCTGTTGATGATACTTGTGTTTGTAAGGCAGCAGATAGACTTCTAGGCATTAGGTAATAACCTCTCTAACGTCAAATGAAATGCTGTAAAAACCACTAGCATCTGTTGAATACATGATTTCATTGTTTTCAAGATATACAGTAAAGCTAGGTTTATTTACAGTAACAGCTTCATTATCTGCAAGAGATGCTACTAAATTTGGAGATATGG